TGCTATTTTTAATAAAATAGTTTCGGACGCATTATCATTCTAAAATTAACTATAAAAAAACAAAACAAAATGGGAATATTATTTCAAATGCAAGGTAGAAGTGGAAGATTAGTACAAGTCGACCTTGATCAAAAAAACATCGATGAAAAACTATTTAACTGGCTGGAAGAATGGCACAACGAAATCTTTTGGGACTTAGAAATGAACGATGGAGGTAAGGTTGATATTTACAAAGGTACTGACGGATTTACGATTACTTTTTCTGGCGATAATGGTATTTTTGAAATGGAAGAAGTAATAGTACAAACAGTATAAAAATTAATAATTTAAAACAAAACAAAATGAATAGAGTAGAAAGAGCAGAATACGAGTTACAACAATTAGACTTTTGGTTTAAAGCAAACAAAAATTTGCAAGGAACTGATGAATGGAATAAGAATATCGATAGAGGTATTGATTTATCCGAAATAGTTAAAGATCTATAAACTAATCTGGGAGGGTAAAACCTCCCTTTTAAAACAAAACAAAATGAGAAAATTACCAAAGTACAAGCAAAATTTAACAATTAACGGAAACAATGTTTGGTCTTACACAACTATTGTGGCTAAAATAGACGGAAACGATTTGCACCAGTTAGGTTACTGGTCAATGACTACTCAAAAGCATATTAACTATGTAGCGAGTTATTTAGGATTAAATTTAATTAAATAAAAGACATAATGAAAAATCAAAAAAAAGAAAGTATCGGATCTAAAGCTGGAAAGTTTTTTAAAAAACTAACAAAGTGGTTTTTAATATTTGCAATATCTTACTTTGCATTTAGAGTATTAGCATCAATTTTATTTAACGTATAATTATGAGTTTAAATTTTAACAAATTAAATGCAAACGAGCAACCAGAAATATTTGATACAAATAGAGTAAGCAATATTGAAGTTGACGGAATTGACACAAAAGACTATCCAGATTTTTGCGATGCTTTTATTAGCTACGCAGAATATGACGGAGTAGAAATGACTGATGACCAACTTGAAGATCTAAACGAAGATTATGATTTTGTTTATGATTGTGTAATGAATCACTTATTTTAATCGAAAAAAAAGAATAAATGGAAAAATTAATTAAATGTATTGGAACAAAAGAAGATTATTTTATGCTAATTATTAAAGGTATAAATCTTGGAGAATTTGAGAAAAGCGAGTTAAGAGAAATCATTGAAAAAATTGACAATGAAATTTAAGAACTTAAAAGTATCATTTACAATAAATATTTCAGAGCAAGATTTTATTGAGGCAGAGAAATTTTTATATAACAATTTTGACGTTAAAGATTTTAGGATTTTGCCAAATACTGAAAACTTATATGAAACAGACAAGGCATTTCAGAAATTAATAGCTGAAAAGAAAAAAGCCTCCAGAGTTATAAATGAATACATAAATAATCACTACGACAAATTATGACATTAAAAGCCAAGATAAAACAAAAAGAAAAAGATGTTGCTGACTGGTTAAATAGCAGATTTAAACTAAATGTTAAATTAGCTGAAGATGAATTTAGCACTTTTGATCTTGAGGGCGAAAATCATATTATTGAAATAAAGCATCGTTTTGGGAAAGTATATGCCACCAAATTAATTGAAAGTATGAAGTTGTCAGTCAACTATCAGAAGTCACAATTATTAGATAAAAAATTTATTTATATTGTAATGGACGAAAACGGATTAACTGCATTTAACATTACGGAAAAAATAAACGAAATAATTAAATTGCCAGAGTACAATAAATTAATGGAGCATAATCATTATTACAATGATAAAAAAATATACAAATTACATAGGAATTTACCAAAACGTTTAGCATCTTTACTTGAGGTAAAAATACAGTTATGAAAAAATACTTTAAAGAAAGCGAATTTGCCAGTCCAGATTTAAAAGGCTCTGGAAGTAAAATGCAAAAAGAATTATTAGATAAACTTAATAAGGCACGTCACATAGCTGGAGTGCCTTTTAAAATTAATTCTGGTTACAGAACACCAAGACACAATAAAAAGGTTGGAGGGGCTTCCCAATCGAGCCATTTGAAAGGATTAGCCGTTGACATTGCTTGTAGTTATAGCACAGACAGATTTATAATAGTTAATGCCTTATTAGAGGCTGGAATAAATCGCATTGGAATAGCTAAAACTTTTATACATTGTGACGTTGACTGCGAAAAACACGAAAACGTTATTTGGGTTTATTAATTTGTGAATAAAAATTGTTAAAATATATTAGGAATATCAATACAAATACTATATTTGAGTAATAAATCTTCACGATAGTAGATTTGTTTTGTTTTGTTTTAAGACGCTTAAACCTCTAAAGTTTAGGCGTTTTTGTTTTGTTAATAACTTTTACTTAAATTTGGACAAGCCACATAAAATGCTTATAGAGTTAGCAAAAAACGATATCCAATGGAGAAAAATGGCTTATTACGTTTGTAATAGGGATAAAGAAATGGCTGACGAAATTACCCAAGAAATGTATTTGCTGGTAATGGACAAACAAAACGTAACGGCTGGATATATATTTAGAACACTTAAAAACTTATTTAGAGCTAAAATGAACAAGGCAAAAAAAGAGCCGGTTAGTTTAGACGCTTTTTATTATATAGAAGATACAACAAAGAAATTTGAGCCAACAGACGCAGAACAAGATATATTAGACAAGGCAGAAAGTATAAAATGGCATAGGCTGGAATTCATTAAAGAAAGTTACGACCGAAGTAATAGAGAAATAGCCGAAATGTACGATATAAATTATGGCTTTGTATTTAGAGAAACAAAATTAGGAATTCAAGAAATATTAGACGAAGATTATTATAAATATCAAAACAGTAATTTAAAATGGCAAAAAAACAAGTAAGGAAGAAAAAGACAACAAAGGTAAAAGTTACACCAGCTGGACTTGGCGATGTTGTAGAAAATGTATTGGAAAGTAAACCAATTAAACCATTGACTAAAGTTATTAAAAAAGCTATATTTAAAGACAATGACGATTGTGGTTGTGAGGAGCGTAAGCAGAAACTAAATAAAATTTTTCCAATAAGACGCAAACCAGTAAGATGTTTTACTGAAGATCTATATAAAAGATATACAAAATATATTAAAAATAGAACATTAAAGCTATGGAATGACAATGAAATTGATTTACTAATTGAATCTTATTCTCAAATATTTGCTACGCAATACAGAAAAATAGACTTATGTAAAAACTGCAATGGAAGTGGAAAACTGCTTTTAAAGATGAGTAACGAATTAGATAAAGTTTATCATAGTTATGAAGCCTAAAAATTATACAACTAAACAAAGGTTATCCGTACTTGAAACCGTAGTATCAAAACTATATGTTAAGATTACAGAAATGGACGAAGAATTAAAACAATGCAAAAATGAAAAAACAAACAAAGGTTAATATTCACGACATTAAAAGTAATGAGTCAAATCCTCGCTGGATAAAAGACACTAAATTTAAAAAACTTGTTAAGTCAATTAATGAGTTTCCAGAAATGCTTGAATTACGACCAATAGTTGTAGATGAAGATATGATTATTTTAGGAGGTAATATGAGGCATAAGGCTTGTATAGAGGCTGGACTTCAAGAAGTGCCAATTACAATAGCTAAAGGACTTACAGAAAAACAAAAACGTGAGTTTATAATTAAAGATAATATAGGATTTGGAGAATGGGATTGGGATAATTTAGCTGACAACTGGAACAATACGCAAATACAAGATTGGGGATTAGATGTTTGGAATGCAGATGATATGTTTGAATTGGAAGATACTTCAGAAGAACAAGAGCCAAAAGCAAGTATAATGGACGACGGATATAGTCAATTTGAAATGATAATGGTACATCAAAACAAATTAGAACTAATAAGAGTTTTAAATCAAATTAAAGAAAAGAATAATTTAGAAAAACAAGAAGATGCCTTAATGGTATTAGTAGATTATGGAAAACGAAGCATTTAAAGTATTTGACAATACAAAAGTTGGGTTGCTAATGGACGAGAGCAATCACAAAAAATATCCAATAAGTTATTACAATGTAATAGACGCAGACGGAATTGAGCCAAAAGAAAATTGTAGCTACTATGGTTATATGTATTCTGGAGAGGCTATACTATCACACGACCAGCAATGTACTTTATTAAAAAAAGGTAATTACTTTTCTTTAAATGGCAAATTTACATTACATCATTGTTTTAAAATGATACTTATTGAAGTACATCATACAAAAGGAGTTTATCCAGAAACCAACTATAAGGCTATGTATCACGTTGGCAGAGTAGAAAAAGAGGGAAGACTTAAATATATTGACGGTTGTACTGATAGTTTACTTATACCACCAATTAAAATGGGAGATCCTTGTTTTAATCATTTGCATTTTCCAAGCAATATTTCACAAACACCACATACGCACCCAAGCCACAGAATAGGGATAGTATCAAAAGGCTCTGGCGAATGCGTAACACCTTTTGGCAATTTAGATCTTGAGGAAGATATGATTTTTATTATTAAGGAATGGGACGGAGTGACGTTTAGAAAAGGAATAGACGGAAACGATTATGAAATAGGCAACCATTGTTTTTATACTTACTTGGAAGATATGGACGTAATTGCTTTTCATCCAGATAGCGATTTTGGAGCGACCGACATTAATCATCCAATGATAAATAGAACAATAGTAAAAGGAAAACCAGCCAGTACAATAGACGGAATACAAACAAAATGATAAGAAAAAAGGAATATCTTGAAAAAAATGTTTGGGAAAAAGCGTTAGAACGAATAGAATATCTTTATAATAGTTTTGATAAAGTTGTTGTAAGTTTTTCTGGTGGCAAAGACAGTACTGCCGTTTTAAACGCAACACTTGAAGTTGCTAAAAAACTAAATAAATTACCATTAGAGGTTGTGTTTTTTGACGAGGAGGCTATACATCCACCAACAATTGAATACGTAAAAAGAACTTATGATCTTGAAGAAGTAGATTTAAAATGGTACTGTTTAGAATTTAAACACAGAAACGCTTGTTCAAATGACGAGCCATTTTGGTACACTTGGGATAGTGAGGCAAAAGACAAATGGGTTAGAGAAATGCCAAAAGAGGCAATAACTAAACATAAAAAATTTAAAAAGGGAATGACATTCCAAGAGTTTTCTCCGTATCTTTATGATAGGAGCGAGGGAAAGGTTGCAATGTTGACTGGCATAAGAACAGAAGAAAGTTTAAGAAGATACCAAGTAATAGCCAGAAAGAAAAATGACCATTTTTTAAATAGTAAAGCAGAGAAAGGGCAAAACCAATATAGAGCGTTTCCAGTATATGACTGGAGTAGTCAAGACGTATGGTTAGCAGTACACAAATTTGGTTGGGACTATAACAAAACTTATGACATTTTTAATCAAACAAAACTATATAATAGATTTTTAACACATAGGGTATGTCCTCCGTTTGGAGAGGAGCCATTGAGAGGTTTGTGGGTTTATGGAGAATGTTTTCCAGAAATGTGGCACAAAATGTTACACAGAGTACAAGGCGTTGCGAGTGCTTGGAGGTACGCTAACACAGAGTTATATAGTAACGCTAAAAGCAAACCAGAGCATTTAACGTACAAACAATATACAAAGGTTGTTCTGGATAGCTATAATAAAAAAGCTAAAAATGACGTATCAAAACAGATAAATATGTATATTAATCTACATAAGTCAAGAACAAGCCAGTCAATACCAGAAGATGAGGCACATCCATTAAGTGGTTTATCTTGGCAGTTTATTTGTAGAGTAGCAATGCGAGGCGATTTTAAGGGTAGACAAAGCAGTCAATTAAATGGGTTAGCTACAAACAGAAGAAAGAAACTTGGAATTACTGAAAGTGAGGCACAAAAAATATATAAATGACGGAAGAAGAATTTAGAGCGTTTATAGAGAGCGTTGAATGGGTATTTGCAAAGAGTTATTCAGAAACCTATCCACATAGCTACACAACACGAGATAGGGTTGGAAATGATGCTTATTTTGAGAAATTTATATATTATGCAAGAGAAAATGCAGTACTAAAATCATTCTACTCAAAACAATATTTATATTTTGAATTGGACGGTTTCGAATACTGGGAAATGGGGAGGCCTTTAAAAGCGATACAAGTATTAAATAAAGCACCAATTAATGATAATAAAGCATATAGATCTCCAGCACCAGAAAAAGAGGATAGGGATATACTGTTACATAAATTAAAAACAAGGGACTTATATGTTAAGCATCTACTATCTATTAAAAGAAATATAGAGCAAGAGCAAGAGTTGGTATGGTTAATGCAAAACCAAAGAAAAAGTGCAAACATTATAGATTATTCTAAAAAACAAATAAAAGATTATGAAACAACCATTAGACAAAATAACTTGGAGAGATAGAGAAGAATTAAAGCCTAACAATTATAATCCAAATAAAGTAGCACCAACAGAATTAAAACTACTAAAAATATCTATAAAAGAGGACGGCTGGACGCAACCAATAGTTATAAATCCAGACTTAACAATAGTAGACGGATTTCATCGTTGGACGGTTTCTGGTCACGACGAAATATTTAAACTTACAAAAGGCAAAGTGCCAACAGTAATGATTGAGCCAAAAGACGACCAGCAACAACAAATGGCTACAATAAGACATAATAGAGCCAGAGGTACGCATAGCGTTTTAGAAATGAGCAAGATCATAACAGATATGTCAGATGCTGGTTTAAGTGGAGAAGAAATAATGCAAAGACTACAAATGGAAAAAGAAGAAGTAGTTAGATTATTATTTAGAAGTGGAATACCAAAATCACAAGTTTTTAAAGACGCAGAGTTTAGCAAGGCTTGGAAACCAAAATAAAAAACTATGAAAAAGTTGAACAAAACCGAACAACATAAAAAGGCAGTTATTAAAGCTTTAGAAAAATCACTTGGAGTTGTGACAACTGCTTGTAAAAATTCTGATGTTGGAAGAACACAATTTTACGCTTGGTTGAAAGAAGATAAAGAGTTTGCAAAAAAAGTAAATGATATTTCAAATGTAGCTTTAGATTTTGCAGAAACACAACTGCATAAACAGATAAGTGAGGGGAATACAAGTGCAACAATATTTTATCTAAAAACTAAAGGCAAAAAAAGAGGCTACATTGAAAAAATAGAGGTTGACCAAGATACTAAAATGGAGGTTTCTGGATTTAATATAAAAGACTTAATAACATTTGATAAAACTAAATGACAAATTTAAGCCTTTATTTAAAAACGATACAAGGTTTTTTATAGTTACTGGAGGGCGAGGAGCAACAAAATCATTCTCGGTCAACACTTTTATTGCTTTATTAAGCCTTGAGAAAAACCATAAGGTGCTATTTACGAGGCAAACACTATCTTCGGCACATATTAGTATCATTCCAGAATTTAAGGAGAAAATAGAACTATTAAATCTACAAAGGGTATTTGATATAAACAGAACTACAATACAAAATAAAGCGTCTGGTAGCGAAATTATATTTAAGGGATTAAAGACATCTTCTGGAGACCAAACGGCATCGCTTAAATCTTTGCAAGGAATTACTACTTGGATATTAGATGAAGCAGAAGAAATGGTTGACGAAAAACTATTTGACAAAATAAACTTATCATTAAGAACAAAGGGAACACAAAACAGAGTTATTCTAATACTTAATCCAGCCACCAAAGAACATTGGATATACAAAAGATTTTTTGAAGATGCTGGAGTCCAAGCTGGTTGGAATGGTCAAAAAAATAATGTTACTTATATTCACACTACTTATTTGGATAATATTAAGCATTTAGACCAGTCTTTTTTAGATGAGGTTGAAAGAATGAAAACAAAAAACCCAACTAAATATGAGCATATAATAAATGGCTCTTGGTTAGAAAAAGCAGAGGGCGTTGTTTTCACAAATTGGGAATATGGAGAGTTTAATCCAAAAGGACTGCAAACTATATTTGGTCAAGATTATGGCTTTAGTATAGATCCAACAACACTTATTGAAGTGGCTATTGATAAAAGGGAAAAAATAATATGGGTTAAAGAGCATTTATACGCTCCAAAATTAACGACCAGAGAAATAGCAGAAATAAATAAAAATTGTGCTGGTCAAAATTTGATAATTGGAGATAGTGCCGAGCCAAGACTTATACAAGAGTTAAATAACCAAGGCAATAATATAATGGGAGCGATAAAAGGACAAGGCTCAATATCACTTGGAATAAGTTTATTATTAGACTACAAATTAATAATTGAAGATCATAGTACGAATATTGGAAAAGAATTAAATAACTATGTTTATGCAGACAAAGGCAGTAAATTATTTGTAGACGATTTTAACCATACAATAGACCCTTTGAGATACGTTGCATCTTACGTTTTAGGCAATCAATTCGGAATAGAAATTAGATAAATAACAAAAACTTAAAAATTTTATTATTAGTATATGAAAGTCAAAGTAACATTACCAGAAAACAATAGCGATATTACATTATTGCAGTTTCAGAAGTACCAAAAATTGACGGAGAAAAAAGGTTTAACCAGCCGAGAGTTTACTGCCAGAGTAGTTAGTATATTTAGCAATTTAGATTATCATAGTTTAGACGGAGTTAAGCTAATAGATTATGAAGATATTGTTAGTCAAATAACAACTGCATTAAATACGGAGGTTAAATTTCAAAACAGATTTTATCTTAACGGAGTGGAGTATGGTTTTATTCCAAACCTCAACGATATAACAACGGCTGAATATGTGGATTTGGTAGAATATGGAACAAAGCCAGAAACATTGCATAAAGTAATGGCTATATTATTTAGGAGAATATCAAATGAAGATGCATTTGGCAATTATAGGATTATCAAATATTCTGGTACTGCATTGACTGGCGAAATTATGAAACAAGCACCAATGAATATAGTAAATGGAGCGTTGGTTTTTTTTTCGAGTTTATCGAAAGAATTAAGAATAGCTATCCAGAAATATACGAGCGAGGTAATAGCGAAGGCAATAAAACGTCAAGATACTTTGAAAAATGGGGTTGGTACGCAACAATAGTTTTATTGGCAGATGACAATATACTAAATATGAAAAAAGTGTTTAAAATACCAGTACACGAATTGCATATATTTTTAGCACACAAATTTGATAAAATGACGCAAGAAGAAAAATTAAGACGAGGAAGTAACGCAATAGAATTATAGATGAACCAGTACACAGAATTATTAAGATATTTAAGACAAAGACTTGAGGAGAGCGAGTTTATTAACACCATAACAACTGGTCAAGATATTGATATTAACAGAGCCAATATATTTCCTTTGGCTAATATCGAAATAAACAATGCAGTTTTTACCAGCAATGCAACTATTCAATTTTCAGTACAAATACAATGTTTAGATCTTCGAGATATAAACAAGGAAATAGTAAACGATAAGTTTTACGAGAATGATAATGCAGTTGACAATTGGAACAATACATTGTCTGCTTTAAATGGCGTTTGGGTTAAAGCACATAGAGGGTTTGTAAATATGGATATAACGGCAAGTGATAGTCCAACAGTTAATAAAATAGAGTTAGCAAATGAAAATCTATTGGACGGCTGGGAGTTAGATTTTAATGTTGAATTACCTACAAACCAAATTAGCATTTGCGAGGATTATTTAGCACAAGAAACAAGAGAATTAATATTACAAGAAAACAACGGAAAAATAGAAACATAATGGCAAATTTAAAAATTTCAGAATTACCTCAAGCGTCCACTTTACAAGGCACAGAAGAATTGGCAGTAGTGCAAGGAGGCACAACTAAAAAAAGTACGTTAAATGACGTAAGAACTTACTCAACACGAAACTATATAACACCGACTGACTTAACAGTTATTCCAGATGAGGTTGTAAACCTAAACAATGCATCTTTTCAGTTTGCAGATATGATAAGATTGACTTGGAATGGCTCAAATGGTAATATGACTTTAAACCTACCAGACGCAACAGACAGTATAAATGTAAATAGAGTAATAAGATTTATTTCAAATGGTGGATTTGCAACCTCAACAAGAGTAAATCTAACACCGATTTTAGGACAGAATTTAGACGGAAGTACAAATGCGTATGTTATAAATAAGCCATACGAGGGAATACAAGTTTGGAGTAACGGCACAGAGTGGTTTATTATACAAAAAAAGGCATCTTAAATGGCGTTAATTGACTATATAAATACTTTTGCTACTAATGTAGTAGACAAGGCAAAATCTAATCTCGTAAAAGAGGATAAAGGAGGAGGTGCTTTGGAAGAAAGTTTAAGCTATAAAGTCAATGTAAGTAAAAACAGTTTCCAAGTTGATATATATGCAGAAGATTATTGGAAATATGTAGATTATGGAGTCAAAGGAGTAGGAGGCAGTAAAGCAAATGGCGATAATTGGAAAGTAAAAAGAGTAACAAATAACAAGTTTAAGTATAAAGATAAAATGCCACCGACAAAAGTGTTTAATGGCTGGTCAATAAAAAAGGGAATAGCACCAAGAAATAAAAAAGGGCAATTTACAACACGAAAAGGATTAATGTTTGCATTGGCAAAATCTGTTTATCATACTGGTATTGAAACAACCGATTTTTTGACAAAGCCTTTTGATCTTGAGTTTAAAAGTTTTCCAGATGACGTGGTTGAAATTTATGGTTTGACAGTCGAAAATTTATTAAAAACAACAATAAAATGATTAAGAGTTTAAGTCCGTATTATGTAACGACACCTTGGTTAAATCCAGTTGGAGGTAATCAAGCCAATAGCTATACTATGCTAATATATGTTTGGAATGGAGATAAAAATACTCCTCCCTCAACACCAACGTATCAATTTACGAAAAATAATGTAGCTAATGAAGTTGGAAATGACATAGTAGATATTGCAAGATTAGTTTCAGATTATATTAATTTTACGCCAAAAGATATAACAACGACATCAATAGTTGACGGAAGTAATCAAATGTGGGTAAAACATAGCGTTTACTACAATGACGTTGTAACACCTCAACAAGAGGCAACAGATATAATGAGTCTTGCTTATAGCTGGGGAGATGAGGGCGAAAATGTGACTACAATCGCAAATGATATTTTAATAAGACCAATAGAATATTTAACCAGCAGACAAAGTATGTTTATTGTACCTTTATTATCTCCAAATAAAACGGAAGTCGTTACCTTATTAAGTGAGCCAAATAACGAAATAAATACCAGCTTTAATGTTGGAGTGACAAATCAAAGTAGCGAAGTAGTACAATATTTATTTGTAAGAGTTGCAGACGCACCAACAGACGAATATATTGACATCACATTTAACGGAAAAACTATTAGTTTATATCCAGTTGAGGATTGCAAATATGAGCCATTGGATATTTACTTTCAAAATAAAGAGGGAGCAGAACAGATATATACTTTTTTTAAAGAGAGAACAGAAAGTTTTACAACAACAGACGAAGAATATCAAAGCAGTCAAGGTCAAGCATTAAACGGAAAACATCAATTTGTAAGATACAACGTAAACGGCAGAGAGAGTTTAGATCTTAATACTGGATTTATAGACGAAGAAATGAATATTGTTTTGACTGAATTATTGCTATCGGAAAAAATATGGTACAAAGAAAATAATAATCTTTTACCATTAAATATCGAAAGTAAAAATATGACTTATAAGACACGACAAAAAGATAGGTTAATCCAGTACGATATTAAATTTAAAAAGAGTTATAATCTTGTAAATAATCAATAATAGATGAGGTCAGATATTTACATAGGAGGAACAAAAATTGACCAATTTAAAGATGAGTCAGCAACAGTTGTTTCTAATGTTCTGGATATTTCAAATATTGAGAAGAATTTAGGCGACTATTCCAAGACTTTTACTGTTCCAGCCAGTAAGAATAACAATATATTATTTAAGCATTGGTATAACGCTAATATAGATAATCAATTTGATGCCAGAGTAAAAGTTGACGGAAGAATTGATATTGACGGAATGCCATTTAGAATTGGTGCTTTTAGATTAGCGAAAGTAAATGTTAAAAATCAAAAAGTTAGTAGCTATACAATAAACTTTTTTGGCAATTTTGTATCGCTAAAAGATATACTGGGAGAAGATGAATTAAAGGATTTAAGCTATTTAGATAATTATTCACACGATTTTACCTATGATAACGTAAAAACTGGCTTACAGAGTAGCTTATTTGCTGGAGATGTAAAATATACTTTAGCGTCTGGCAAAAGATATTATTATAATTCTAATAATTCACTTGACGAAACGCCTCAAATATCTAATATAGATTGGGACGGAATTTCTGGAGGCAATTCGAGTAACGGAGTTGATTACCAAGATCTACGACCAAGTTTAAGACTGATAAGAATAATTGATGCAATTGAATACAAATACGGCACAAGTCAAGTAGTGCAATTTACTGTTATTGTTCCTACTACAAATAGCTTTAATTCTTTTTGTAAAATAACGCTAAATGGAATTACTTATGAAATACCAGTTACATTCGGAACTGCTACAACAAATGCATTACAAGTAAGACAATATTTAGAGGCTTTTGTTCCAGCATATAGAGTAATACAAAACGGAGCAGTATTAACAATAATTTCTATTCAAAATGGTTACCAACCAGCACCAATATTTGAACAATATACTGCGACAGATATGGTGGCTGGTTTTACGATTATAAAGTACGGAACAGATGAGCAAGGATTATCATTCTCAAGACAGTTTTTTGATACAGAGGAATTTCAAAATTTATATTTATGGTGTGATGACGATGCAACAGAGGGAGTAGGTCAAGTTTTTAGAAAAGTTGAATTTGATACCTCAACAAGTCCAAATATAAGCACAACTACAAACGAGGGTACGTTTACTTTAAATGCTGGAGATGAGTTAAAGTGTAATTTTATAGCTGAAAGAGTAATGCCAAGTCCATTGCCAACACAAGATGTAATAAATTACAGAAGTATAAATATAAAATTGATTATAAACGGAGTTGTTTATGCAGAATTAAACAGAAATTATGGCTGGAGATATTCACAGTTTGGAGGTTTTAGCGAGTTAAAAGCAGTTTTTAATTCAACTTTTGTTCCAACAGAAAGTGGTACTTATACTGCATTTTTTGAAATAACTACAAACGCAACAGATATAGAACAAGTTGAATGGTTTGCTCTTGTAAATGGTACTTCAACTGGAAGTGCAATAGGTAGTGGAGCAACAAATAACGCTTTTCCTAATTTTCAGTTTACTAAAAATATGCCAGAGATAAAGATTATAGATTTTCTCAAAGGCTTATTTGATATGTTTAAATTAGTAGTAATTGCTCAAGATGACGGACAACTTTACGTAAACACTTTAAATAATTACTACCAAGAGGGCGTTAACTACGATTTAACGAACTATATTAATTTTGATACATACGACGCCAACAGAGGAGAGTTATTAAAGGAAATCGAATTTAAGACAGTATCTCCGACAACTAATTTAGCTATTCAGTTTAAAGAAAATAACAATACGCCATACGGAGAGGAGAAAGTTGATTTAAAAGACGCAAACGGCAAACCATTAGACGGAGGTACTTTAAAAGTAGAAACACCATTTGAGCAACCAGTTTATGAAAGATTAATTGACCAGAATACTGGAGATCTAAAAGACATACAAGTTGCTGGAATTTATGACCGAGATTTAAACCCAGTTAATCCAGCACCAATAATCCATTATATTAATAATGTAACGATGCCACAATTTACGTCTATAAAAATGCGAGATGAAGACGAAGTTGGTTTTGAAATAGCTGGAAATCTAAATAACATTTCAAGTGATTTTGGATTAAGTCAACCAAGTTATTCTGTTTTATTTGGTACCGAGTTTTCGACTTGGGATAGTACATTGGTAACAAATACACTTTATAAAAATCATTGGTCAAATTATATTAGTGCTATTTTTAATATAAAAAGAAGAATTTGGAATTATACTGCTAACGATTTGCCTTTAAATATTATTAATAAACTTGAGTTAAATGACGTAATAAAAATTAGAGATAATCAATACAGAATAAACAAATTTACTGTTGACTTACTAAATGGAAATACAAATTTTGAACTTATAAACGCTTTTGATACAATTTTAATCCAGATGCCAGACTTAATACAACTGACAAGCGAGGAGCAAACAGTACGATATGAGATAGCTAATTTGCAGAATTATACAATAAATTTAGTAAATAATGGCTTTGGAACTTTTTGGGTTAATATACCAACAGTACATTGGGTTAAATTCCCAAACAGATTAGATATTGAAATTGACGCTAACCAAGATGTTGGAGCAGTACCAAGGTCAGTATTTATAACATTAAGTTTAGACGGAGCAGAAATACAAAGAACATTAATCGCACAATCCAACTAATATGATTGCAGAAATAATAAATACATTAAGACAACACGATTTTTATGGTGCTGGAGAGTTTACGGAAATCGCAAAAGGAAAAAATGAAATGATAACCTCTTTAAAAGGGTTGAACAGAAAAATTAGGAGAATATGGCAATCGAGAAAGTAATTGATGTAAAAGTTGATGTTGCACAAGCACAAAAAAACGTTGAAGAATTAAACGAGTCTTTCGAGTTACAAGAAAAATTAGTTAATGATCTTGAGAAAGAAATATTTGAACTTGAAAAAGCCTTACAGAAAACAAGTAAAACTAATTTAGCTGGTAGAAAAAAAGTTAATGACGCAATAAAAGAGTCTAAATTTAGATTAAAAGAAGAAAAACAAGGCTTAAAAGACGTAACTAAAGACAGAAAAAAAGCAAATGAAGAATTAAAAGAGGCTACTAAAAACCAAAAAGATTATTCTGGAGTTGTTGGAAAACTTGACAGTCTAACCGGAGGTGCTATTTCTGGAATTAAAAATATGATTAAAGCAGTTGGTGGAGCGACTAAAGGTTTTAATGCTTTAAAGATTGCAATCATAGGAACTGGAATTGGTGCTTTAGTTATCGGTATAATGTCACTTGTTCAAGCCTTTAAATCGAGTGAGGCTGGACAAAATAAGTTTAAAAAACTTATGGGTTTAATTGGCGTTGTCGTTGGAAACTTAACTGATATTCTCGCTAAATTAGGTAGGGGAATTATTGAAGTTTTTGAAAATCCATTAGAGAGTATAACAAAATTAAAAGATGCCATAGTTGAAAACATTACAAACAGAATAACCAGTTTAATTGATACGTTTGGTTTTTTAGGTAGTGCAATAAAGAAAGTATTTCAAAGAGATTTTGCTGGTGCAATGGAGGATGCAAAGAAAGCTGGTAGCTCTTACATTGATACTATGACTGGTGTAAAAGATACACTTGACAAAAGCAAAGATGCTTTAACTGGTTTTATAGATGAGCAAAAAAGAGAATTAAAAATAGCTGGTCAAATTGCAGACCAAAGAGCAAAGGCTGATAAAATTGAAAGACAATTATTAATTGACCGAGCAAACGCAGACAGAACAAGAGCAGAGTTATTAGAAAAAGCAGTTGACAAAGAGAAGTTTTCAGCAAGTGAAAGAATAGCATTTTTAGAGGAGGCTGGAAGATTAGAAGAAGAAATCACAAACAAAGAAATTGCAGTTGCTAAAATAAGATTACAAAATCAAATAGCACAAAATAAGTTAAGTGACAGTACAACAGAGGACTTAAATAAAGTTGCTGAATTACAAGCAAATTTAATAAATTTAGAAACCTCAAAATTAAATAAACAAAAAAGAGTAACTACTCAATTAACAACTGCGAGGAGAGAAGAACAAGCCGAATTAGATGCAGATGCTAAAAGTGAGGAGGCAAGAATACAAAAAATATCCGATTTTAGAAATAATATTTTAAAAAAGGACGAGGAATTATATGCCACAACAGAGGAAGAAAAATTACAATTACAAAGAGAAAGAGCAGAGCAAGATCTTGAAAATTTAATTGGCACAGAAACAGAAAAAAGAGAGGCAAAACTTGCTTTAGATGAATATTACGATGAGTTAGAATTACAGTTACAAAATAAGATACTAAAACAACAAGAGGAAGAAAGTAATAAAACGAAAGACCAAGAAACAAAAGACGCAGAGGCTCTTAAAGATGCACGAATACAATATGCAAGTGAAACGCTTGGTAATTTAGGAGCATTAGCAGAGGAGGGGAGTGCTTTAGCCAAAGGCGTTGCGGTAGCACAAGCGACAATGAATACTTACCAAGGTATAACCTCAGCTTTGAGTGCAACAGTACCGTTTCCAGAGCCATACGCTCAAGCATTAAGAATAGCCAATTCTATTGCTATTGGAGTTATGGGTTTAAAGAATGTTCAAAAAATATTGCAGACAAAACCAATAGAAAAACAAGCACCAAGTATTGATAGAGGAGGAGGAGGAGGAGCACCAGCTCCACCAAGTTTTAATTTAGTAGAGGGGAGTGCTGACAATCAGATTGCAAATAGTCTAAATGAGCAGAGCCAACAACCAGTTAAAGCTTTTGTTGTGACAAGTGACGTAACTACTGGTCAAGAATTGGACAGAAATATTATTGATAATAGTAGTTTATAAAATATTTTTTGTATATTAGCATTGTAATTTTTTGAATTGACTTAATTTTTAAACCTCAAGTATCGCGAAGTGCTTGGGGTTTTTTATTGCAAAAGTGTAACAATAACCTTTTTTATTTATTATTAGGTTATGAAAACATATAGTGCAAATTTCAAAAAAAATTCTAAAGGCGTTTTCGCCATTTCATTAGTAGACGATCCAGCAACACAAGAACACTTTATTGCAATGTCCAAGCCTCAAGAGATAAGACTGGCAGATGTGGATAAAGAGCAACGTATTGTAATGGGGTTAGTATTACAACCAGACCAACTAATTTACCGAAATCAAGGAGGTCAAGAGTTTAATATCTACTTTAGTGCCGAAACGATAAAAGAATTATCACAAAACTTTTTACAAAGTGGTTTCCAATTAAATAGTAAATTAGAACATAACGAGTCAATAGAGGGCGTTAGTTTTGTTGAAAGTTGGTTAGTAGAAAACCCTAAAGTAGACAAGTCTTACAACTTTGGTTTTGAATATCCAAAAGGATCTTGGATTGCTACAATGAAAGTTGACAATGACGAAATTTGGAACAACTACGTTAAGACTGGAAAAGTAAACGGCTTTTCAGTAGATGCAATGGTAGATTTGCAAGAAATTGAAATGTCAAATAATAATTTAAAGACAGAAGAAATGTCAAACGAAAAAAAATCATTATTGAGCCAAATGGAAGTTTGGTTTACAGAAAACATTTTGACTAAAAAAACTGAAAAGGTTGAAATGGGAGAAGTTAGAAGTGGAGAAATTGTTATCACTTATGACGGAGAAGAATTAGAAGTTGGTATGCCAGTATTCGTAATGAGCGATGAGGAGCGTATTAGCTTACCAGACGGCGACTATCCAACTGAAATAGGGTTAGTGATAGTAAATGACGGAGTAGTATCGGAAATCAGAGCAGAGGGCGATGAAGAAGTAGACAAGAAAGTTGGAGAAGATGAAGAACTTGGATATGGTGGAGATGAAGATATGAAAAAGAAAAAGAAAAAGGAAATGTTAGATAGCGATGTAGTAAATGCTATTAAATCAATTTTGGTTAAGTATTCTGAAGATATTGACGCTAAACTTGAAGAAAAATTTAACAATTTCTCGACTGAATTGACTTCTCTAAAAGAAGAAAATGCGAAACTAAAAAGTGAGGTTACTGAATTGAGCAATCAACCAGCATCAAAACCGATAGTTTCAAAACCAGCTACTCAAAAAGTGGCATTAACAAGAAAAGGGCGTTTAAGACAAGCAATTGACAACGCAAAAAATTAATTAAAAAAGAACATTTAAAATGGAAAATGTAAATTTAGCAACCACTGTAACAGTAGCGTCAAATTACGCTGGAAAAGTAGCTGGTGGTATTATTGGAGCAGCTTTTAAAGAGGCTGACACATTACGTTTAGGTTTATTAACGGTAGCTGAAAACGTAAATTACAAATTAAACTTAAGAAAAATCGCTTATGCAAGTGGTTTAACTGATTACACTTGTGGATTTACTCCAGCTGGTGCAGTTACTTTGTCAGAAAAAGTATTGGAGATCAAAAAAATAATGAATCCAATCCAAGTATGTAAAGAAGATTTTCGTCAAACTTGGTCAGAAGACCAAATGGGAGCATCGGCATCAAATCCAAATGAGCCAACTGAAATTTTAGACGCTATTCAAACAGAAATGTTAGAGAGTACTGCTGAACAAGTTGACAATGATATTTGGAATGGAAACGGAGCAACTGACGGAGAGTTTGCTGGACTTATTGCACAGTTTACTGCTGACGGAGATGTTATCAAAGCTAACAACGGAATTGTTGCTGGTGGAGCACCGATAACAGAGGCAAACGTTGAGGCTGAACTTAAAAAAGTTTTAGAAGCAGTACCAGTTGCAATCAGAAGAAAAGATTTAACTGTTGCAGTATCTCCAGACGTATTCCAAGCATACTGGTTTTATTTAGTATCTAAAGGAATTGCAAATGACGGAAACGCAGAGCCAAAGCAAGTACGTTTCGGACGTTACACTTTAACAGAAATAAACGGATTAGCTGACAATACAATAGTTGTATTTGAAAAAGCTAATGTTGTTTTTGCTACTGGATTACAAGCAGATTTCAACGAGATTTCTTTAGTAGACGAAGATAGCATCGGACTATTAACTGGACAGATAAGAGGAAAAATGGTTTATGGAGCGTCAGTAGGTTACTACTATGGCTCTGAAATCGTTTGGTATTTAAGTACTACTGCATAATTATTAACCTTAAAAAATAAAATACAATGAGTTGTGATATTAGCCAAGGACGTTTACGTTCGTGTAAAGACGGATTGGGAGGTAACTCCGTATTATATTTATATAATGGTATTAAAGATGCTTTCACTATTACTGGTGGAGAGGCAACGGCGATTAATGCTGGTTTAACGGCAGTTTACAAATTTGAATTAGAGGGAGATCTAAATACTCTTGAACAATCTCAAGTTGGGGACAGAAATACTGGAACAGAAGTTAACACTCAAACATTAACCATTTCACTAAAGAAAATTGATGCGTCTACAAACGCACAGTTTAATTTATTAGTAGCTGGATATCCACAAGCAGTTGTGGTTGACAGAAACGGAAACTGGCATTGTTTAGCGTTAGATGACGGAATGGATTTTACTGTTGTTTCAACTACTGGAGGAGCAAAAACAGATATGAATGGATATACCTTAACTGGTGTAGCTACGACTAAAGATTTGGCTCCATTAATGGATAGTGCAACACAAACTGCATTTGAGTTATTAGTAGCGTAATTATATAAATAATAATTGACCAAAACCCTATTCAGAAATGTTTAGGGTTTTTTTTATAACAAAAATCACTTTTTTTTATTATTATGTTATGGTAATAAATCCAAACAATTTAACGCATACAATTAGAGTTGTTCCAAGATACTATACAACAGATACAATTAATTTATTTTTGTATAACGAGGCTACTCAAGAAACGAGTAATCCTACTGCGACTTACTCTAATGCAGATATATATACTGAAATCACTTTTGATTTTACATTTACGGAAAGTGACAAGCACCAAATAAAAATATTAGATAGTAACGATGAGGTTATTTATCGAGGTTTAAGTATTGCAACGAGTCAAGAGCCACAAGAGTATTTAATTACAAAAAATGCGTATTATTATTAAGATATGGACATAAAATTAATAACATTATCAAATTACGTAAGACCAAAGGTTGTAGAAAACAAATCCAGAGGCTACGTTTTAAATGGACATCACAATAGCTTTTATCAATATATTATTGATAGAAACAACGGAAGTCCAACAAATTCTTCAATAAACAAAACATACAACAGTCTAATCTACGGAGGTGGTTTAACTTACAAGAATGGAATTTACGGAGTTAATGACTGGGCAAAATTACAAACAGTATTAAGACCAGCAGACATTAGAAAAATGGTTGCAGATTTCCAAGTATTTGGAGAGTTTGCTTGTCAAGTTATTCAGACAAAAGGAGGAGATATTTCAAGCATAAAGCATATTCCAAAACAAATGGTTGTGCCGAGTATATGCAATGAAGATTATGAAATTGATAGCTATTGGTATTCGAGAAACTGGAGAAAAATAAATCAAAATACTCCAGAGCAATTCCCAGCTTTTGGTTATGATGCAAATGCTCCAATAAGTATTTTTGTTGGAAGTCCTTATACTGTTGGAGATGTATATTTTGCAACACCAGATTATTTAGCTGGAATGCCTTATTGCGAATTTGAGGAGGAACTGGCAAACCTAAATATAAATTCAATTAAAAATGGTTTAAGTGCTGGATATATAATAAATGTACCAAACGGAAAATCACTTACGCCACAAGAAAAAGACGATTTTGAAAGACAAGTAAGAAATCGATTAACCAGAACACCAAACGCATCGCAGTTTATTTTATCTTTTAATGGTGCCGATGTTGAAATAACAGTTACTCCATTGCCTCAAAATTCTGCTATACATAAACAATGGGATTGGTTAAGTGGCGAGGCTAAAAATCAGATTATGACGGCACACAGAGTGATTTCTCCAAGTATTATTGGATTAAGTACCTCAAGTGGCTTTAGTAGTGTTGCAGAAGAAATGGATATGGCAGAGCGTCAAATGGTAAAGCGAGTTATCCAGCCTAAAAAAGATTTTATGACTGAAAGTTTTGAGCATATAATTTCACAATTCGGAATGAATTTAGATCTTATGTTTAAACCATTAACTGAAGATGAGTTAGAAGATAGTAGCGAGGAGAACAATACTGGAATAGGATTAAAAAAAAAAGACGGAATTGCTGAATTTATAGCAATGGGAGATGAAAGTCTTGACGGATATGTTCCAATTGATGCAAGACGATGTGAGGAAATAACATTAACAGAGGCAGTCCTTGACGATTATCTTCTGGAAATGTCAAGACCACCAAAAGCAACACCAGAAAAAAGCAGTAAACAAGATACAAGTTTATTTCAAGTTAGATACCGATACGCTGGAGCACCAAATCAAAGTAATCAAAGAGAGTTTTGTAGTCAAGTATTAAATGCTAATAGATTTTATAGAGCAGAAGATCTAAATAAACAATCGACTGCTAATTCAGAGTTTGCTCCAAAAGGCTCAAATTCTTATAATATATTTCTTTTTAAGGGAGGAGTTAACTGTAAGCATTGGTGGGAAAGAGTTATTTTCCTAAAAGAAGATAATCAGAGAATATCAGTAAACAAGGCAGTTAAAATGATACTGGAATTAGAGCCAAGCGAAAGAGCAGATGCAAAATGGCAAACAAACCCAAAGCAAGTTGCACAAATTGGAGAGCAAAAAAATAACTACTGGAGTTTGACGCCAAATTATAGAGATAGTGGAGTAACACCTCAAAGATTCGCAAGAGATGTTGAGGTTGAATTTGAAAGCTACAATGACTATCCAGAAAGTGCTAAAAATAATGCTCGAAAAGTATTGAAATGGAGAGAAAAATACGGAAGTGAAGTTAAGGGAATGACAAGAGTTGGTTGGGTACGTGCAAATCAATTAGCAAAGGGCAAAAATATTAGCCGTTCAACGATTGCGAGAATGTCAGCATTTCAAAGACATAAGAAAAACGCAGAAGTTAGTGCCGAGAATAAATCTACTCCTTGGAAAGACAAAGGTTATGTTGCTTGGTTAGGTTGGGGAGGTACTTCTGGAATAAACTGGGCATCAAAGAAATTAAAACAAATAGATAAAAAATAGACAAATGGCAGAGTTTTTATTTGTAACACCACAAGAAATAGCTAAAACCACAATATTAGGAGGTAATGTTGACATTGATAAATATGTTTTCTGTATTGCTAATACTCAAATTACTGTATTAGAGGCTCTTTTAGGCACAGAACTATATAATTATATACTAACTAATGCCGAGAACAATACATTGGCTGGAAAGTACCTTGAATTGTATAATAACTATATAAAACCAATAACTAAAAACCAAGCTTTAGCATCTTATATAGAAATTTCTCCTTTTACCATAGCTAATGGAGGTGCTTTTAAATATACACCAGAAAATACTCAATTAATGGACAAGGAAGATATTGTAATGTTGAGTCAAAAGTATTCTGGATTGGCTGATATGTATATTATCAGATTTGAAAAGTGGATTTGTAAAAACCCATTACCAGAATATAAAGTTTGTCAAGAGGAAGTTGACGCAGAAAAAAAGATGCGAACAATTGGAGGCTGGTATTTTGGAAACGCAAATAATTATAATACAAGAAAAACGTATAACGATTATTTATTAGATGACTGTAATTTAGGATGCGATGAGTAATTGTAATATTTCAAATATAGAAGATAGGATTTGTAAGAATTTACAAGGTGGAATTGATGCAATTTATTTGTTTCCTTTTGTAAAGTATTCAAGATCACAAATTAAAACTTTAGGACAGAAATTAGTCGAGTTTCCAACAACACAGATTTACACTTATTTTAGTCAAGTTGCAGATTTTAGCGAGAATACAAGCCTTGAAAAAGGCAATGTGACTTGGACACAGACTTTAAATTTAGAGTTACTTAAAACGTACGAGGGTAGCGAAGTATGGAAACTGGTAAACAAAGATTACAGAGCGATTTTTATTGACCGAGTTGGTAATATTAGAATACTTGGTTTATATAATGGTTGCGAGGCTACTGTTACCGATACAACTGGAACAGATAAGGCAAGTGCTAATAGCTATCAAATAACTATTACTGCAAAAGAAAATAACCAAGCGTATTATATGGATAGTTTACTTCCAGAATTTATAATTGATACAGAAAAGAATTACATATTTAACGAGAGCCCAGATACAAATTACATATTTAACGGACTCCCAGCAACTAATTATATATTTAACGATTAAAAAAAAATGGCATTAGATAACGAAAAATTAACGGAAAGACCAGCATTAACAAATTCTCAAGATACAGATATAATTCACGTTGTTAGAGGCAATGTAAGTTATCAAAAAGAGGCACAAAATTTTAACGCTGGAAGTATATCGGCTTTGGACGATGTAGGAAACGTAAACGTACCAAGTCCACAAACTGACAATTACTTAAAATGGGACGTAAATACAAATCAATGGGAGGCAAATGTAATTCTATTAGAAGATTTGTCTGACGTTGTAATTGACGAGAATACTCTTGCAAATGGACAAGTTATTGCTTATGATAGCACCAATGAAGAATGGGTTAACGTTGACCAAAACGCTGGTATTCTGTCATTAAACGATTTGACAGATGTAAATATAGGTACTTTTAATCCAGATAATTGGTCAGTTTTAAGGTTTAACACTACTAATACTGAATGGGTTGCTACGAAAATTACAATACCTATTATTGACGATGTATTAATTAATAATCTTCAGAATGGACAGATTTTGTCTTATGTTTCTGCTGATGCCGTATGGAAAAACATTGATTTGCCAAACGCTGGTATTGGTGGCTCTGGTACTGTTAATTATATTCCTTTTTGGACTGCAACAGACCAGTTAGGAGATAGCGTTATATTTCAAGACGGCACAACTCAATATATTGGTATTGGTCAGACAACTCCAATTGAACTTTTAGATCTTAAAGGAGATACGCCAAATATTAAAATAAACAATACTGCTGAAACCGATAGTGGTATAATATTCCAAGACAGTCAAACAGTATCGCAAACTGCATCAATAAAATACGGAAGTGGCGACAACGATTTAAAATTTTATAACGCTACTGACGAAAGAATGCGTATAATGAATAATGGTAAAATCGGTATAAACGAAACTAATCCAGCTACTATCTTGCACGTTAACGGAGGAACAGACAATGAAGTAGCAACGTTTGAAAGTACAGACGGAACTTCAGCAATAGCTTTTAGGGACAATGCGACAACTGTTGGAAATCTTACTGGAATTGGAGCAGTTGGAAACGAACTAACTATGTACACAAATGATATTGAATATGTTCGTATTACCGATGCTGGTTTTAGTGGATTTAATACTACAAATGCAAACAATAGAGTACACATTAAAGCAGATACTAATGGACGTGGTTTAACAATACAAAGAGGAAGTACAACAAGTGGAGATTATGCAGATTTAAGTTTTCTAATTTCAACAAGTGATTCTACAAATCCAAACACAAGAATTAGAGCAAAAAGAGGGAATACTCTTACAGATACTGATTTGGAGTTTTTGACTGATTCACAGTCAAGAATGTGGATAAAAGGAAGTAATGGGCGTATTGGAATAGCTAATTCAAATCCAACTGAAATTTTAGACGTAACTGGTAATGTCAAAGCAGATGATTTTCTTTTTAATGGAGGAAAAGCAGTTAGTACCTCAACACTTGCAGAGCCAACTGGGAGTGACCAAGTTATTAATATGGTAAGCCTTACTCAAGCAGAATATGACGCTGGAGTTATAGCTGGAACTATACAAGCAACAACATTTTATATAATTACGTAATATGGCATTAAAATTAGACGGAGCGATTAATAAAATATATGTAGGTACTACTGAAGTGTCTAAAGCATATTTAGGTCTTGACCAAGTTTATCCAGATGCACCAAATCCAAATTTTGAAACTCGTTGGTTAATTCCAAGTAATAGCTTTGCAATTGATTTACCTTTAATATCTACTGGCGTATATTCTGGAACTATTGATTGGGGCGACGGAACAATATCAATATTAAGCTACGCAAATAGAACACATACTTACACAACTGCTGGTAATTATACTGTAAGCATTTCTGGTAGTTGTCCGTATTTTCAATTTTCACAAACTGCAACAAGTAGAGATTACATTACACAAATATTAAATTGGGGAAGTGTCGGATTTGTGCAAATTGATTTTAGAGATTGTTCAGAATTAATAGGAGGCTCAAGTGTTCAAGATCTATGCGTTATAAGTGGTACAAGTATGGAAAGTATGTTTTGGAATTGTGAAAAGCTGGTATCAATTAATAAAATTGAACAATGGGACGTTTCTGGCATACAAAACTTTGAGCTTACTTTTTATGATTGCATACTTTTTAATCAAAATTTAACTGGTTGGAACACACAAAATGCTAAAACTTTTGAGTCATTTTTAAGAGGTTGTTCATCGTATAATCAGCCGTTAGACAGTTTTAATTTGTCTATTTGTACCACAACAGAAATGATGTTTTTAGATTGTACTGTTTTTAATCAGCCATTAAATAGTTGGAATATGGGTAATGTTCTTAATACTAAAAATATGTTTAATGACGCATTAGTATTTGACCAAGATTTAAGTAATTGGAATTTAAGTCTTAATGTAGATTTTAGTATTATGTTCCAAGATACACTATTTGACCAAGATATAACTAATTGGAATACATCAAGTGCAACTGATATGAGAAAAATGTTTCAAAAAAATTCTGACTTTAACCAAGACATTAGTAGTTGGGACGTAAGTGGCGTTACTGATATGACTGATATGTTTCAGCAAAGTTATGGTTTTGACCAAGATTTAAGTAGTTGGGACTTGTCAAGTATTACTACTATGCAACAATTTATGGGTTTTAAAACACCAGCAGATTTTAGTGCTTCAAATTGCGATGCTCTCTATCTTGCTTGTGTAAATGGAGGTCAATTAAATGTGGTTTTAGGAATGGGAACAATAAAAAGAACTGTAACCGGTACTGGCTATTATAATACATTAATTTCAAGAGGCTGGACTGTAACAGACGGAGGGCAAATTTAAAAAAAATAATAATTAAAAGATAAAAAAATGATTACTTACGAATGGAATTGTAAAACAGTAGATTGCTATATTCAATCAGAGGGAGAAAACGATGTAATCTACAACGTACATTATATTGTAACTGGAATTTCAGAGCAATTAGATGCAGAGGGAAATCCTTATAAATCTAATTTTGTTGGTACGCAATACTTAAATATAGACGATATTACGGACTTTATACCTTTTAATGAGGTTACCAATACAGAAGTTGTGCAATGGACTAAAACAACTATGGGAGTTGACGAAGTAGCGTTTATTGAACAAAATATTGCATATAATATTGAGCGACAAATAAATCCAGAAACAATTACTTTAGAGGTTACAGAATAATGGAAAATAAAAATCCTAAATTAATAAAAAACGGAGGCAAAGGAACAAACGTTGGAAACGCTTTGCGTTGGTTAGCGATGACTGGAAAAAAAGTTGCACCAGAACTTTTAGATCTTGCTGGTCAAATTTCTGGCGTCGAGGGTTTGTCTAATTTAGGAAAAGCCATTAGAAGTGACAAAAATCTTTCCAATCCAGATAAAGAGTTACTGCTACTTGAAATGGAAAATGATATGATTGAAATGGTTGAAATGACCAAGAGGCTAAAAATCGACAATGAGCATACTATAACAAGACTTATAAGACCAGTTACTTTTGGTTGTATGTTTATTCTGTTTCTTTCAATGGTATTTTTTGACGGAAACATTGGAGAATTTAAAGTAAATCCATTATACGTTCCAGTAATACAATCTTTATTCGGCACGATGACTATATTTTATTTTGGAAGTCGAGGCATTGAAAAGGTTATGAAAACAATTAAAAAAAGTGATTAAAGAAAAAAAATATAAAATGAATATTACAGATATTAAAATGGCTATACTCGGCACGTTGGGTTTATATATAAATTTAAGTGGATTTAACACCTTTATTGCGACACTTACTGGAGTTGTAATACTTGGATATACAATCTCACGTTGGTACTATCTAATCAAAGAAAATAACAAATCAAAGAAAAAGAAAAAATAATTTTGTATATTGTTGGCTAACAATTCATTATGTCAGAACAAAATCGAAACAGTACAAGATTAAGATTAAAAGAAGACGAAGTCGATATTATCAATGAGTATCGAGGACTTAAACAAATAGCCCAAGAAAGTGGCGTACATATTGACGATGTAAAACACGCTTGGCTTAAAAGTGATAATGCCAGTCTATTTGTAAAAAACCCAAGTTTCCAATCAGCAAAAAGAAATCAATTTGTTGAAGATCTAATCAAAGAATTAGATAATTACTCCCCAAAATATCCAGAAATAAAAAGGGAAAAATCTAAAGCTGGACACTTAATGGTTTTAGATCCAGCAGACATTCATATTGGAAAATTATGCTCCAGATTAGAAACTGGTCAAGAGTATAACTCGCAGATAGCCGTTAAACGAGTTTTAAGAGGTGTTAGAGGCGTTTTAAAAGCTTCCAATGGGTTTGATATAGATAAGATAAATTTCATCGGTGGAAACGATATTTTGCATATTGATACGCCACATCGAAAAACTACTTCTGGAACA